TTAAAAGTTCCTCCTGCAACCGTGAAATCACCACCAAAATCTAAAACTGCAATTGCACCTCTAGCATTCGATGAAGCATCACCTAGCGTTTTGTTATAAATCAAAGCACCTCGTGCTGTAAATGTTGCTGATGTCCAAGTTGGGTCTGCTGCATCAAAAACTCCGCTTGTGCTGTTTTCTTCAACGGTCTTACTTGCGAGTGCTTCTCCACCAGTGGTGTATCCATTTCCATTCGCAACTTCGCCAGATGTTATGTATCCGTCTGTTGTTGCAGCTAGACTTGCCGAACTTGTATACAATGCGATATGAATTGTATCTGAATCTAGATGGTGATCACCTAGTAGAACGTCTTTTTTAAACAATGTACACATTGCCTGTGATATAGCCATAGTTAAATACCTCCTTCGTATTCTGCTGCGTAATCTCTCTGCATTTCTTGAACAAACAATTGTGCAGCTTCATCAAATTGCGTTTTATATAGTGATAGCGTATCTGCCGACTTTAAGAAAGCAGAAGTTTCATAAAGTGCTGCTGCCAATAAAACAGCAGGAGCATTTGTGTCGATCCAAGTATTTGCATTGCTTGAACTTAATCCAGTTTCTGGAGCAATAAAATCAACTTGGTAAGCAAGAGTCGCAGATGGTGTAGGAGCAAGAGTTATGACTGTTCCTGAAATTGTTGCGTTTTTCGTGCTATACATTATTGGCGTTCCAGTAGTTGCTGAGTTTGGCCAATAATCCCTTAAATAAGAATCAATTCTGTGATTCAAATAATTAACATTGCTACTGCTATCAGTAACTGAAACTTGTCTTATCATCCTAGCTGTTGCCACTGTGTAATCAAAAGTTCCAATAACAAAATTTCCTGTTGTTACTTTTCTAAAGCAAGGGAGATTAGGCAATCTTTGGAAGACCATTTCTTCAGCTTGAGCTATTATAACATCTATAGAAGCTGTTAATTCTGTAGAATCATCTTCGACAAAGTTTTGTATGTTAGCTTTTAAAGTTGTGTAGCTCATTTAATTACCCCAAGTTCCAGAACTCCAAGTGCCAGATCCCCACTCTTGGTTGACTACTACTCCAGTGGCATTACCAACACCACCTGTACCAGCAACACCTGCTTCTAATATATTAACTTCTGGTACTTCAGCTCCAACGCCACCTGTACCAGCAACTCCGCTTTCTAGAATTGAAAGATTAAGTGCCTCGACACCAACAGCTCCAGAACCACCACCACCAGAAACTCCTGTTACTTCTACAACTGGGACTTCAACGCCAACACCACCAGTACCTGCAACTCCTGATTCATCAATAGAAGCTTCAGGTATCTCAGTTCCAACTCCACCAGTTCCAGCAACTCCTGTAACTTCTGGATAAGACTCGAAGTCTATTCTATCTATTAGTCCAACACCACCATGACCAGGACATCCAACTGGAGGTTTTTCTTGTATTGGTGCAAAAGGATCATAAGAGTATCCAACATATATTACAACGTCTTCTTGGCTCTGCCCAGTGGATCTAGGTTGGAATAATTGTTGTGCATCAATAATATTTTTAGCAGGAGTGAGCTGTGGATGTTTTGGCTCCCACTCATCAGGAGCAACACGCAAGCCATCCCAAGTGGTCTTCAATTGAGTATAACGTACTCTCTGACCGCCTCTGTCACTTATCGCATATGATTTTTTGCCTCGTGCGTATTTTGCCATGCTATGCCAAATTTAATGCTGTTGGTTGTATTCGTAAACTCACACCATCATTATCAGAAGATGCTGCAAAACTAAAAGCTCTCTCGTAAAGTTCGTTTAGTAATTGAAATCGATCAGGTGCATACTTTAGAGATAGCTTTGCAGCCAGACCTGCTGATATGCAATCAGACCAACGATAAGGAACGTCTGTGTCTTGATTAGAGGCTGTAATATCGTCAAGTTGATTTACTGCCCAGTACACCATACTGTATGTGCTTGTGTTTGGAACATTCCAAAAATAAACAACTGGGGTGTATTGCTTATCAAGCATAAATTGGCTTGGTTTCCCTGCTGTTGTCTTGTTTGGGATCTGATTGTAGTCAGCAATTGTCACTCTATTTATAGTTTGATCGTTTGAGCCCTCTCTTATAACAGCATCAATAATGTCTATTGTTCCTGCTGGGAGCTCATAAGCTGTCGTGCCATTTACAAGAGTAAGAGTTCTTTGAGTAACTGCCCAGTAATTTATACCTCTATTTGCAAACTCAGAAAACAACATATTTAAACTGCGTCTGGCAGAAACAGCTTGATCACCTGTGCGAGTTTGTGGATCAATTCCACAACGCTCATAGGCTTCAGTTACTACTTCTTGAACGTCTGGTCTAAATGCTACTGTTCCTGAAAGTGCCATAAATTTACCTTATGCAAAAAAGACGTTCATTAACACAACTGTAGCCACTGTGTATTTAACAGCCAGCCCACTCTTAAACAACATACCTTCATCTGGGATAGTATTATCTACAGTCGAGTTGTCTGTCCCGATTGTCTGAGCCTTAAATATAATAGTACCACTGTCTGGAGTACCATTAAAGAAATCTACCAACCCTGCTGTCCCAGCAGAGACAATTGAGTATCCCTTTAGTCGTGTGCGTCCACCACCAGCGACTTCACTCGCACACAGCGAGCCAGAGCCAACTGTAATGTTTGCAGCGTATTGAGCAGAGCATTCCACTGCACTAACTGTTAAGAATAATTTAGCACCTGCGACTGCTTCAGCCGATCCTGTTGATGTTATTACTTCAGTCATTGCATTCCCAAAAACATCTGTCCCAGTTACTGTACAAGTCTTTTCGTTATCACCAGTGCCAGTAGTTGTAACAGTAACATTTCGAGCTCCACCACCTACGAAGGTAGTTGCTGCCATTGTTGCTGATGTATTCGGTCTAGCTGCTGTAACCAACCTATCAGGATCTGCTGCGTTTTCATCAGCTATAAACTTGACTTGTACGTCTGTTTGTACACCCATCATTAATCTCCTATAATGTGAGGAGGGGAGCAATCCCCTCCTAGATTAATTAAATTACGCAATTTGAACGTACTCAACAATAAACGTAAACGACCCTGCTGTTGTCGCATCAACTGTATTCGTGATGTTGCAGTAGATTGTTCTTGCGGTGTCTGTATACTGAACAGAAGCTGGAGCTGTCGTTCCGCTTTGTGTCTGCACAACAAGAGTTGTCAATGTTACGTTGTGTACAACAACTGTTGTACCGCCATCTAAGATTTCATCTGCTACAGCAGCAACAATTTGTGCTCCAGAAGAGGATGTTCCAACTTCATATCCAATGTCACCAGTTCCAATAACAGGAGCCGTGTCACAAAATATCTTAATGTTTGTAATGATTGTATTTGCTGGCTGAGTGAACTCACCAATAGTCGGGCTGTCACCTGCTGTGGTGTTTACTGTAACGCCTGTGGCAAAGCCAACGTGCTTAACATATTTATTCGTTACTATGCCTGTTGAAGCAATGGATGCAACGTCAGTGTATGCACCAGTTGTAGCATTTTTAGATACGACCTTAAAACCGTTTTCGGAGCGTACTGCTCCTGTAAATGTAGTGTTACCCATGATAATCTCCTGTCTGGGATAAGTCAGCTTTCGCTGTCAGGATTAAAAGTTGAGGGAGAGCTAATGCCCTCCCCCAGTAGTATTTATGCTGCCCCTTCAGTACCAAACACACCACGCCAATCGGTGAATGCGAAGGAATATCGTTCACGAACTTTGTAACGAACATTACCAGTTTCGAAATCGCCTTCCATGCCCTTCTTGAGTGGTGACCTTTGGAACATCTTCAGCCCATCAGGAACATCCGTCTGCACGAAGAATGCGTCTGAATCAGTCAATCTTCGCATGATGTGATAGCCCTTTGGTAGATATCCACCTGACTTGATGGCGTTGATATCATTATCAGCAGTTCCAGTACGGAGCTGTGATTCCAACAGACGCTCTGCAACAAAGGTATAGGCAGTCGGAATAATCAACTGTGTACCTTGTGCTGCAATCCGTAGTCCACGATCATCTTTCATATCCGAAATTTGAATAAGAATGGATTCAAGTGAAGTTTCAGATAAATCAGCAGCAGTTGCTAACACGTTTGACTGAAGTCCGTTAGTCGTTGGGTGAGATGCACTTAAAAGTACAACACCGTCACCACCTGTAAAACCAGCAGTCTGTGCGTTGTTCAAAACATTCGCAGCTTTGATTTCCTTAGTGGAAGCCATTGAGCGAGCGAGAGCTTTGGTATAGCGAGAAGCGATTGAGCCATACTGACCATCCTCTTCAGCTTCCTCAGTAATTGAGAATGCCAAAGCAATCGTTTCATGCTGATAGCGAGCTGTCCATTGCTGGCTCCCACTATCATAGCTAATTGCTGCACCTTCATCTTTAGTTGGTGCAGATCCAAAACCTTGAAGAAGAAGATCTTCTTCGTATGCTTTGCTTGAAGTATTCGCTTCAAATACAGCGGAATACTCTGGTGGATAACTGTCATACTCAAGACCAAAAAGAGTATTCAGTCCTGGCTCCAGCATGGAGGCAAATTGTGCTCTATTCATAGCCATTTTTCATACCCTCCTTATATACCAGCTACATTCGTACCAAGGATGTGCTCATTAATAAGAACCTCCATGATAGCGTTTGTGCCGAATGCGTTGTCTGGAGCTTCGTACAAGCCAATAATCTTACAGGTAGCGATACCTGCAGCCATTGTGCCACTTGCTTCAAATCCAGATTGTCCAGTTACAGTTGATCCTGCCCCAGCAACAACATCAGCACAATTACCGATATTCGTCTGAGCAGGTGCTCCTGCACTTTGAACTTTAAACACAGTATATGGATCATCATATACATATGCTACGATGTCTGTAGCGACTGTGCCTGAAGGCCAGTATTCACTATAAACGTATGAGCCATCTGATGCGGTATAAGAA